AGAATATCATTTAATATAATTTTGAAAATAGCTGGATGTATCCTATACAGAATACTGATATTACTTATAAATAAGAATATCATTTAATATAATTTTGAAAATAGCTGGATGTATCCTATACAGGATACTAATACCTTACGAATAAGAATATCATTTAATAATGTACTACATAACTGCTATTTAATTTACATATAATAAATGTAATATATTCTTATATCAATTTTTATTTTCATTATCAGGCAAATAATTTAAATATAATAATGGTAATAATCCAATAACATTTGTAAATAATAATAAATAAAATAAATTATCAAAATTACTTGAATTTACATTAAATAATTTTGTTAATATACCACCAGATATAGAACTCAACATACTTGACAAGTTATTTAAAGACATAATTGTTGCATAAAATGATGCCTCAATATTTTTAGGAGATATTTTTGCAGCCAGTACTAATATTGGCATAAAACCTATTTGACCTAATATTGTTAATATGATATCATCGCCTATCGCAAACATTTTATCTGGTAATCCCAATAATTCATTTGTTCTTGATACTAATATTAATGGTGTTAAACTAAATAAAAATCCGTAAATAGTTATATATTTGAAATATTTTTTATATGATATATTTTTTAAATAATTATTATATATATATATACCAAATACAGATGATACTGATGATACAAGAGAGAGTCTTCCAAAAAATTCAGGATTAAAATTTAATACGTTTGTTTCAAAATAAAATAATGAATTACCTGATGATGGTGTAGATTGCCATAAAAACATAAATAATAATGGATATAATATTTTTTTATTTTTAAAAGATTCTATTATTAAAATAAATTGATCTTTGTATTTATTAATATATATATTTGTATTATTATTAGCAACCTTATCATCTTTAATATATAATCCAACAAATGCTGTAATTAAAGGAAATAATGCTGTTAATCCAAAAATCCAAGATATTCCATGTTTTTCTAATAAATATCCGGATGAATATGATGATATTATAGAACCTATCGACGATGATGTCCAACATATGCTTTGTAATGATCCCGACAATTCATTATTTTTAGATTTTGTTACAACAATTGCATCAACTAATACATCAGAAAAAGCTATACCTAATGAAGATAATGTTAGTAAAAATATAGATACATATTTTATATCATAATTATTATTTACTAAATAAGACATTGATAACCATGATGATGAACTTAATAAACCAGATAATATTAAATAACCTTTTCTTTTATATCCAAATAAAGGATATGTATCAGAAATAAAACCATATAAAGGTTTTATTATCCATGGGATTGCTGTAATAGAACCTATAAAAGATAATTCAGAAGGTTCTAAATGTAATGTATCTTTATAATAAAATGTTATTGCTAAACTTGATAAACCAATAATACCTTGTACAAAATAAACTAATGCAATGGCCAATATATCAGATGTTAATTCAATGCCATATATTTTAATTTTTTCATTTTTAATAATATTATTATTCTTTTTTAAATTGCATGTTAATATTGATTTTTTTTTTATGTTAGTATTTATTAATCTAACTTTATTTGATTGAATTTTAGTTAATGGTAATATAAATGCATCACTTACATATATAAACAGTAATAATATAAATAATTTTTTCATTAAAATTAAAATACATTATTTATTTATATATTAATTTTAATAATAATAATAATTTATCTTTATTTTCATCTGATAATTTATTCCATTCTTCAACGTTTATATTTTTATAGTTAATATTAACTATTAATTTACCTCCTAACAAACCCTTACCTTCTAATATTATTTTATTTATATTAAGTGGTTTAATTTCTAGATTTATACAATTTCCATCTATATAATTAATAAATTTTGTTGTACCAGATAAATATTCATACAAATTTATATTTATTTTTGTTATTAAATCAATAGTACCATTATCATTAAATGAATGTTTATATATTAATTTGTTTTCGTCGTCTTGTGCTAATATCATTTTAATTTGTATTTCATGTTCAACACCATTATCATCTATATATTGTCTGATTATACAAGGATATTCTTTTTTACATAATATGCTAATATTAAATAATTCATCTACACCTTTTAAAGTTATTTGTAATTTCTTTTTTTTTGTATTTATTAAATCATAATATGACAAAGGTAATACAATACTATGTTTAATTACTGATGTTGAAGGATTGTAGTATTTTTTATTTCTAATACCTTTACTTAAAAACATCTTAGCAACATCAATAAAGGTCTTTTCAATTTCCTCTTTATTTGAAAAAAAATCATCATATATATCATTCCAAAATTTACAATCCATATCCTTATACATATCAAAATCTTTACCTAAATCATCAAAATTATATTCAAAACTACTAAAATTATTTGTTAAACAGCCATAATTATCAAAATCATCAATGGCTTTTTTATATGCAATACTAGCTTTTTTAAATTTTTCTGTTTTAACATTTTTTAGATTTTCATCTTTAATATTACAAAGTTTATCTGGATGACATTCTAACGCAATTTTTTTATATTTTGCTTTAATATCATCCCGGGTATATGCAGATAAATTATTTTTATCTAATTCAAATATTTCTATATACATTATTTTAATTATAATGATATTTTATTCTTTATATTATGTGTTAATACTCCATTCAGGCCATATCTCAGTCATATCCTCGCTTGTTATTCTTCTAAATGGTCTTATCTTGTAAAGCTTTTCCATTCTTTCATCATATTTATCAAATGGTCTCTTAACAAATACGGCTTTTTTTCTAAAACCATCTTCATCTGCACCTAATTTATTTTTTGTTGGATTAGATTTTAATGGAGATATATAGTATAAAGCTAGTGTTTTTCTATACATACCCTCAGGACATTTTATAATTTCAGGTACCCCATGCCAACTCATCTCAGATGTTTCAAATATAATTGCTTTATTTTTCTCTGGATAACATTTATAAATACATTTAGTCATATTGGCATCCCATAATTCTGTTGCACCATTCCATTCTTCTTTCCATTCGTCATTTAAATAAAATATGATATTTAATCTTCTTTGTTTATTTTCTAATATGGGATGCTTTTCATAATCTAAATGCATATTCAATCTTCCATTTCTAGGATGATAGTGAATACCAGCTCCGTGCAAAGTATCATCAGCAGAAATATCATTTATATCAAATATACTTTTTAATTTATTTACAAATGTATCACTTGATAAATTATTAATTAATTTATTAACTTCTTGGCTAATTTTATTTTTTTTATCTAATACATATTTAACTTCAATTGGATTACAATAATACCAAAAATTATCATCTACTTTATCTGGTAAGCTTAAAATTAATTTATTATAATAATTATCATTTAAAAAATTATTAATAACGACATGATTATATGGAAATGTATTTACTTTAATATTTTTATTTATCCAATTACCATATATACTCATATAAACTAATAAATATATAAATATTTATATATTTATATATGATTGAAAGTGCATGGAGCAAATTACAAGAAAAATTTCCAGAAATTATATGTAATAATAATAAATATAATATTATAGTTAAGAATATTCTATTATCTCCTAATAATATATTGATATATTGTGCATATGGTTTTCCAATTGATTTAATGGTAGATGTTGTATTGATGCAAAAATTTAATAAAACCAATTTTTATAGAACTCCTCACGTTTGGGATAAAAGTATTCATTATAATGAAAATCAGCATTTTATTGAAATTGACTTAATGAATCCAGAAAATATTAAGAATATAGAAAAATTAAATAATTTTTTACTGCATATTGTAAATACAAAAAGTATAAATTTAAATAAACACTTAATAATACTAAAAAATATAAATTTACTTAATAGACATTATTATGAATTTCGCATATTATTAGAGAGATTTTCAAATAATATTACTTTTTTTGCAACAACACATCATATATCGAAAATAGAAGCGCCTATATTAAGTAGATTTCGTATTTTTAGAATACCCTTATTTTCATTTGAAGAAATAACAGATATTTATAAAAATTATTTAGATATGTCAATTAATGAATATTTGGCACTTACAAAAACAAGAGATATTATTAAATGTATATTTATAACAGATAATGAATCAACACCAAATAGCAAAGAATTAATTACAAAAAATTTTATAAATTATAATTATCCGCCATTTGTAGATTTCGTTAAAACATTTAATCCAATGAATTTAGAAGAAATAAGAAATTTATCATATAAATGTTCTCAATATAATATTACATTATTAAAAATAACACATGATTTTATAAAATTAGTTGATGAAGATGGTGATCATTATTTTAATATAAAATATCCAAAAATAGCAAAAAAAAATTATAAAAAATATAAAGATAATTTAAAAATGGAAATTATAGAAATTGGTACAAACATAGACTATATGTTATCACAAACTAACAAATGCAAGGAACCAATATATATAGAAAATTTATTATGTCAATTACTTATCTAATCGGGGGGTTCGTCAATAATAACAGGAAACCTTTTATTAATACCTTTCATTGATATATATTTATCTGTTGTTATTACATCTTCTTCATTAATTATAAAATTGTCATAAATTAGTTTAGTTTCTATAAATTTGTCACATTCATAATTTTTATCAAATATAAGACTCATATAAACATATTTAATTTTATCTAAGTTTTTCTCTAAACATTCATTGTAAAGCTGTGCTCCACCAATTATAAATCCTTTTTCAATACTATCAGTTATATTTAAATGTTTTATGGCATCTATAAAATCTCTTACAACAATAATATTATCATTATTGTCAATATCTTTTTTTAAATTTTCATATTCATTACTAGATATAATAATATTAACTCTATTTTTTAAAGGTTTATTTGGTATAGAATACCATGTATTTTTACCCATAATAATGCAATTACGTTTTTTTTCATTTTCTACGGCTGTAGTTATATTTCTAAAAAGCTTCAATTCTTCTGGTATATACCAAGGTAAAGAATTTTTATATCCAATTCCACCATTTGTAGTTGTAGCTACAATAATACCAACGTCCTTCATTAATAATTATAATATTATAATTCTTTATATTGTTGGTTCATTATATTATATACTCTATCTTTGTACTCTTTAATAGTTTCGTTTTTTTTTATATTTATCATGTCGCATACTTTAATTTTTATATTATAGTTTTCAGGTAAAAATAATTTTATAAAATTTTCTATTCTATTATATATTTTTTCTCCATTATAAAAATTTAAAGAATCATCTTGAAATTTTATTAATACTGGTAATATACTTGGTTTATTTATAAATGCCCCATTTTTTTTAAAATATGCTATGTTTTTTAATTCATCTGGTAATTTACCAGCGGAGGGTGATATAAATAAAATATTATTACCACTTTTTCTATTATTGATTATATTTTTTATTTTATTTGTTGTATTAGAATTTACAAATATACCACCAAATTTTTCATTAACAAAATCATCATAATTTATATATTTATATTCTTCAAATTTATTTAAAACAAATCCCATTTTAGGAAAGGTACTGAGCAAAGCAATTCCATCAATCGTTGAAATATGATTAAAAACACATATAAATTTTTTATTACTATAAAGATATTTCATATATTTATTATAATCATCGTCTGATATTTCAATATTATAAGACATTAAACAATGAATAAAAAATTTACAAATTATAATTATTAAAATACTTATATTAGTATCATCATTAGTATATCTCAATATATTTATTCCAATTGCTATTAATATAATAAATAATATAATTTTAAAAGGTATTAATACATAATGTAATACATTTACCATCAATTATTAATATTTAATTAAACTTTTAAATCTTTATACTGATTGTTCATTATATTATATACTCTATCTTTGTACTCATTAATAGTTTCATTTTCGTCAGGTTCTATCATATCACATACCTTAATTTTAACTTTATAATTTTTAAATAAAAATAATTTTAAAAAACTTTCAACTATATTTTCTTTTTCATAATTATATATAATAGAAAAATCTTTAAATTTAATTATTATTGGTAATATTTTTGTTTTATTTACAAATGCACCTGTTTTAATAAATTCACCCATATTATATGGTTCATCTGGTAATTTATAAACTGATGGTGATATAAACAATACAGATTCTCCTATTTTTCTATTATCAACAGATTGCTTTATTTTTTTCGTTACATTATTTTTTTTATTAGCATCTATAAATATACCACCACATTTAGTATTAGCTAAATCATCATAATTTAAATACTCATATACTTTTTGCTTATTTAATACAAAACCTATTTTTGGAAAAGTACTAAATAATATAAATGGATCTAATAATGATATATGATTAAATATACATATAAATTTATCATCACTATATAAATATTTCATATATTTATTATAATCTTCTTTTGAAATTTCTATATTATATGATAATATATATATAGTAATTTTAAAACATATTATTATAAATAATGTAATATTATTTTCATTTGTTATATTTTTTAATATACTAAAACCAATTATTGAAAACAATATTAAAAATATTATTTTTAAAGGTATTAAAATATAAAATATTATATTATTTAACATTATTATTATATTAAATTTATATTTTTATTTCTTTATATTGCTCATTCATTAATTTATATACTCTATTTTTATATTCTTCAATACTTTCATTATCATTTGGATATATCATATCACCTACTTTAATTTTAATTTTATAATTTTCTACTAAAAAAAGTTTAATATATGCATTTATAATGGACTCTTTATAATTAAAATTATAATTTAATGTATCATCTTCGTATTTAATAATAATAGGTAAAATTTTACTTTTATTAACAAAAGCTCCATTCTTTTTAAAATTAGAAATATTACCAGGATTATCAGGTGGTAATCCTGTACATGGTGCAATAAATATTATAGGATCACCTATTTTTCTGTTATTTAACTTATTTTTAATTATATTAGTTACTCCATTTTTCTTATTATTTATTAATGGAATACATCCCATTTTATTTATAGCTTTTTTATTAAATGATATATAGTCAAATTCTTTTCTATTAGATAGTACTATTCCCATTCTTGGAAAAACACTAAATAATAATGGTCCATCTATTAAAGTGGTATGATTAAATATACAAATAAATTTATTTTCACTATATAAGTAATTCATATATTTAACATAATCTTCATTTGATATAATTATTTTTAAAGACATTAAGAACATGATAAGCTTAAATGTAATATTAATAATAGTTATAATATTACTTTCATTATTTGTTTTTTTTAAAATAATTATACCAATAATTATTAATAATAATACTAAAAATATTCTTAATGGTGTAGAACTATATATTAAAAAGGTTTTTAATAATGAATATAATTTTTTCATAATATATTATTTTTTATTTATGTTTTTTATATATTTTTATAATAATTATTCATAATATTATAAACCCTATCTTTATATTCTTCAATACTTTCTTTTTCACATGGTTCTATCATATCACCAATTTTAATAACTATTTTATAATTTTCTACTAAAAACAATTTTAAATAACTATGTAACACTGATTCACCAAAATCTTGATTATAATTTAAGCTATCATCTTGATATTTAATAATAATTGGTAATATTTTTGTTTTATTTACAAAAGCACCTTTTCTTTTAAATTCTGATATATTTTCTGGATTTTCTGGTGTTTTTCCAGAACATGGAGCAATATATAATGGAGAATCACCATATTTTCTTTTTTCTACTCTATCTTTTATAATTTGTGTAGTACCACTCATATTAGATTTATCTAATAATATTCCTCCCAATTTATCACTAATACTTTCATCATATAATATATATTTTAGTTCTGTTTGTTTATACATAACAGAACCTGTTTTTGGCAATGTTCCAAATAATACAAATGCATCTAATAGTGTTGAATGTGTAAATACACATAAATATTTCTCATTACTATATAAATATTTCATATACTTAATAAAATCTTCGTTTGATATTTTAACGTGTATTGATAATATAAATAATATAATTTTCCCCATTGTTAATACGCAAAATATAATATCACTTTCTTTATTTAAAAAATGTAATATATATACACCTATTAATAATACCAAATATACTATTAATAACCTTAATGGAACAGTAACATAAATAAAAAATGTTTTAATTATACTATATAATTTATAAAGTAATTGATATAACATCTTATAAAAATTATTAATAATCTAGTCTTATATATGATTTTTATACATTAAAGAAGAATATTTGGGAATATCAAAATTATATAAATCTTTTTTAGCATATTTATTATCTTTAATCCAAATTCTAGCAATATAATAAAATTTCTTAGGACTTATTGAAATTCCATTTATATTATTAATATAATCATCTTCCTTACAAATATTTTCACCTAATACATTTGCACATAAATTAAAAAATCTTAATTCTAAATCTTCTGGATAAATCTTAAAAGAAAAGCAACCACCATTTATATTAAGTTCATCTTCATATTGCGGCATAATATCAAGCCTCATTATAAAAAACATACCTTTTTTAAATAAATTATTAAATGATTTAAAATAATAAATAAAATCTTCAACGGTAGACATTTGTCCTATCATTTTGTAGCTCTTAGCATCCCATTCAATATCATAAGGATCATGAAAAAACATTACCCATGAATCATTTAAAAATGTTGGTTTAATTATAATATTGTCATCCATTTATAATAAATATATATTTAATATTCTTATATATATCTGTTAAACAATATAAAGCTTCATTCTATAATAATTATTAAAAGTATGTATCAAACATCTATTAGAAAAAAAAAAAAAAATTTTAATACTAATAAAAATGATAAATATGAAATTAATTTTGATTGTGAAGAATATGGTATTGTAAAAAAATTATTAGGTAATTGTCGTGTTAATTTAATAACAAATAGTGGAGATGAAGTTGTTGGTGTAATTAGAGGTAATATGCGAAAATATAATAAGCGTGTATTAATTGAAAAAGGTGACTTTGTTGTAATATCAAAGCGTGAATTTCAATCAAATAAAGTAGATATCGTACACAAAATATCACAGGATAAATACCCTGAGATATTAAATGGTAATAATATTTCAAATACTTTAAAAAATGAATATTATAATAGTTCTTATACTTCTGCAACAAATGACAAGGATACTCATATTAACTTTGGTGGTTCCACATCAGATGATAGTGATGGTGAATCATATAATAAATTACGATTTTTAAATATAAATAGTGATAGCAGTGATAGCAGTGATAGCAGTGATAGCAGTGATACAGAAAAAATGTAGATATAAATAATATATCATAATTAATATAATAATGAAGATACTACATATTATTATATATTCAAATTCTAAATTTAGTGATAATATTAAAGAAGGTACTTATGAAAATATGCAAAAAGTTTTAAATAATTATTATAAAAAGTTTAATGACAATGTATCAACATATTTTGTAAAATATAATGAATATGTTAAAAATACTTATGGAAAAGAATACTATATTGAAGATAATATTATATATATAAATGGTAAAGAAACTTTTATTCCAGGTATTTTAGAAAAAACATTATTAGCTTTTAAATATTTAAATAACTTTAATTATGATTATCTTGTAAGAAGCAATATTAGTACTATTATAGAATTTAATAGATTAATTAGCTATTTAGAGGAAAATCCTATTTATTATTATGGTACTGGTAAATTAGTTAATTTACAATGGAATGGAGGTGGAATTTTTGATTCAACATGGTATGGTACACTATTTGCATCTGGAACATCAATTATATTTACTAAAAAAGCAGTTAATGAAATTATAAATAATATGAATTTATTTAGAATGGATATTATTGATGATGTATCATTTGGTATTTATGTAAAAGAACATAAAAAAAATGAAACACTAATTGAAATTAATAAAAAACATTTTTATGAAGTACCTAATTTTAGTAAGGATAGTTATTCTATTAATCAATTTATAGAATTTATTAAAAATAATAAGGATATTATATTTTATAGAAACAAATGTTTTGGCATTTATGTTAAAAATAGAGATATTGATTATAAACAAATGGAAATTATAATAAATGCTATAAAATAATTATTTTTTACTTATGCAACTATTATTATCATATGTTGATGGCATAAAACTATGTAGATTTCCATTATTATCTTTAAAAGCTTCGCGTTGAAGTCGTTTACTATATTTAAATGAAAATTTAGATAATTTTTTATTATCGTATAAAGTCATTATTAATGTATGTAATGGCGCATCACCCCATCTATAATAAAATATATATCCCAATTTATCAATTTTATTTATTATATCTTTAATTTCATTTGAGTTCCATAAACTTGGCTTTGTTATGCAAAAGTTATTATAGTACATTAATGGCATTGCCATATCAATTGTATTTTTATTACATTCTTTTTCATTTACTATTGAATAAAGCTCTTTAAATTTATTAAAATATTTACTATCATTTTCTAACTTATGTTCCATAAATAACTCCTTTATTTTATCTTTTTTTTCTGGATAATTATCTTCAAAAAATTCTTTCATACCATAATTGCATATACTACAATCAAGATGTACTATATTTGATATATAATTCATGTCTTTATCATGCATTATTTGAAACATATCTTCTGTAATTGGTTCTTCAATAATACTATCATCATCTATTCTCATAACATAATCATATTCTTTGCAATAATTAAAAAAATGTTTAACCCAAAAATTACACATTATTCTATATTTATCATTTCTCCAATATGGTACTGGTTCAACATTAATACATTTTTCCATTTTTAATATATTTATATGTTCAGGTATTTTAAAATCATATTTATTAAGTTCTTGAAATTTAACAACATCTTTGCAATCACCACGAATACTTAGTAAAATTTCATTTTTAGAATTATTATCATAGTCTCCTTCGTGTAATATAATAACTGGGTATTTATATTTAGAATTAAAATTTTTAAATAAAAAATATAAACAAGTTTTTAAATATATCTTTCTTTCATTTGTATTTTGTGTCAATATATATATCGCTGCTTTTAACATATTTATTAAATAATATTATTGTATTTTTATATATTATTCATCATTATTTATACCATATAAATAATAATTATTATATAATTTATATGCTTTCATATCAGCATCACATATTGTTTTATTAAATATTGCAAAACTATATAATATAATATTGCATTTTTTATTTTTATTAATTATATATGGATATAGTGGTAATAATTTCTCTTCATCTTGTTTTTTAAAAGAGAATTCAATATCATTTATATAAAATTTAATATTATCATTATTAATTGTTAATGCCATAAAAGTATATTCACTATTAAAAATATCTTCATTTACATCATAAATATTATATGTATATGTATTTATTTTAACTTGCAATGTATATTTCTTTTTAACATAAAGCTGATTATGATAAACTATTTCATCATTATAAGTTTTATTTATGTATTCACACATATTTTTATTAATAACATATTCACCTTTATCTTCGCATTTTTTTGCTAAGTATTCTTTAAATTCATTATTTGATATACTATTATTATTATAATAATTATTATGTATATTTATGCTATTTTGTAGATTTTCAATAAATTTTTTACAATTAGTATCTTCTTTACATTTATCATCAATATTATTAACTTTGATTTTATTAGAATTTATGATATTAATAGATATTAAATTACCATTATCTGAATTTTCTAAAAATAATAATTGACCTATATCTCCGTCAATATTTTTTAATTTTAAAGTAAATAACATAGATATATTTTTTAATACATCTAAATTATCAATTATTGGTTTATAATTTTTTTTATTTACTTTAATATAATTATTATAGATTATTTTAGGAAATTCTTTTACCTCTTTTCTAGTAAAATTCAAAGTACCTGATAACAAAGCTGAATGTAATTTTTTAAATTTAGGAGATTCATCGTCAACTAATTCTATGTAATCATTTGGTATAATTTTTATTTCTTCCCAATTCATTCCTAAATCATCCTGAATATAATTAGGTGTTATTTCTATTTTAGAATTACTGATATTATATCCACCAACTTCAGGTTTTAAGGGAAATTTAATATATTCTGGATTATTATCAAGTTTAATATTACCATCTGTACTATGTATTGCATTTTTATTATCTAAATACCATATTTTTTTATCTTCGTCATAATTATCTTTATTATACGATGATATTAATGTAACTAAATAATGTTTTTTTAATAATCTATCTATTTTAAAATTATTTATTATATTTTCATTACAATTAATGAAATTTTTTTCATCTTCATTATCATAATCACTATCTTCTTTAAATGTTTCCAGTATATTATTTTCTTGTTCTATATTACTAAATTCTTCTATATCATTTTGTTCATTTATATTATTATAATTATTTGTAAATTTAAAATTTAATAACGATATTAATAAAAATATTCCCATTAGAAAACCTATTATGTATATATATATCTGATACATTATTGCTATTCCCTTAATAATTACTATTATAAAAAAGATATAAGAACTATTGTGAATATTATATTCATAAAACAATGGAAAATGATAAAATTGATGCCGTGGATTTTATGTCATTTATTAATAGCATAAGTAAATTAGATGAAATAAATACTCCAAAAAAAAAGAAAAAATCTAAATGTATTGTTAAAGAAACAAATGAAAATGAAAATGAAAATGAAGATAAAGACGATGTTGCTGTTAATAAAGAATTAAAAGAAGAAGATGATGATGATATAACAACTGATAGCAACGAAGACAACGAAGACAACGTAGACGACGAAGATGACGAAGATGACGAAGACGACGAAAACGACGAAGACGACGAAGACGAAGATGACGAAGACGACGAATTAACTGATGAAAATCTATATAATCTATTTAATAGCTTCTTTACTGATGAATATGGAGTAAATGTAGCGACTTCTATGTCAAATATTGCGTATGAATTACATACTTTAAATAAAAATTTAAGTAAATTGCTTAAAGATAAAGAAAAAAAGTAAATATATAAAAGTATGTTTAAAGAAAAAAAAGAATGGTATTGTGGGAAATGTAAAAAATATATACCTAATTGTATTGATATTGATTATCATGAAAATACATATCATCCTGATATGAATAACGAATATGTTAGTTCATGGTATAAAAATGGTAAGAAAGGTATGTCACCATATGATTAATTGATATAATTATCCCATAAATTTTTATTTAGTTTAATATTCTTATTATTGCTATCTTTAAGATATAAACCATATTTACCAATATTTAAATAGTAATCATGGTTTTCGTATTTAATTTTTTTAGGAAGAGAAGCAAGAAAATTAATTTCATTTTCTTTTAATTGATTTGCATTTATTTTTTTCCATTTTAAATAAGATTCAATATTAGTATATTGATTTTTATCTTTATTATAATAACAATAACCATATCGCGTTGAAATAATACCAGTTTTATACTCTACTACATCTTTTTTCACAGGAGTCAATGTAATATCTTTTAAAGAACCTTCTATTTTTCCATAAATGCTTTTTAATATAGTATTCTTGCTATTTTTTGCATTAATTATATCATCCAAATCATTTTCCATATTTGAAGTAAATTTTAAATCGCATAAATAAGGCATTATGTCATATATATATTTTATTACATCATTTCCTAGTTCAGTAGGAATTAATAGATCTTTTTGTTTACCACCTAGGTTAATTACTTTATTACTAGTAATTATATCTTTGTCTTTTTTTTTCATATTTTCTACATTATATTCTTGTTGGGGATTTTGTCCTAATTCAACATATTTCTTTTCAATCAACTTATCAATTATAGTTGCATATGTAGATGGTCTCCCGATACCCTGTTTTTCTAATTGTTTAATTAGTTGTACTTCATTATACATTGAAGGAATATCATCAATATTTCCATTTGAATTAATTTCATATAAATAACATAGTTCTTTTAGTAATTTTAGAAAGTCATTATATGATTCTATTTTATTACCATAAACGATATTAAATCCATCAAATGTCATATAACTATTAACAGCTTTGAATTTATAAGTATTATTATTTATTGTTATAATTATATCAGAATATTCAGCATCAGTCATTAATGATGCTAATGTGCGTTTTCTTATCATATCATAAAGTTTAGTATGCCCACTATTACATCCTTCAAAATGGCAAGTCTCTAAATTAGGATTGGTTATACGAACAGCCTCGTGTGCTTCCTGAGCATTACTTACTTTTGTTTTATAAGTTCTATATTTAGCATAGGATTCAGTATAAGTATTTTTAATATATCCAAGAAACTTCTTTTTTGCATCTTCTGATATATTTGTAGAATCTGTTCGCAAATAAGTAATTAAACCATTTTCATATAAATCCTGTGCAATTTTCATAGTATTTTTTGCATTAAATTTAAATTTATTATAGCTATCTTGTTGCATAGTAGTAGTTGTATATGGAGGTGGTGGCGATACTCTTCTAGTTTTTATTTCAAAAGATGTCTTCCATTTTGACATTATTTCTAAACTATTCATAATGCGTTTTACACTATCTATATCATATGATTTATAGTCGTTATCATCGTTCTGTAATATACCTGTTATATTAGATTTTTTAGATTTTTTTTCAAATATAAACTTGGCTTCTATTTTCCAATATTTTTTAATTTCTTTTGAAATAATTAAATTTTTTTGATTAATACATATGATTAATCCAGCAATTTGAACTCTACCTGCACTAAGATAATTTTTATTAAATTTTGACCATAATACTGGTGATACTTTATATCCTATTAATCTATCAACAATCCTTCGTGTCTCTTGTGCATTTACAATATCCATATCAATATTTCTAGGATTATCAATTGCATTTTTAATAGCACTTGGTGTAATCTCATTAAATGTTATTCTATGACATTTTTTATCTTTAATAATATCTTTAATAGCATGCTTTACGTTATTTGCAATTGCTTCTCCTTCCATATCTGGATCAGCTGCTAAATAGATAATATCAGCTTTCCTCGCTAATTCACGAATATTACTTATTATTTTGGGATTTGTTTTAATATATTCTATTTTCCAAGTTTCAGTATCAAAGCCTAATTTTTCTTTGGGTAAATTATATATGTGCCCTCCTGTAAATGTTACATTAAAACTATCATCATTTACATATTTTTTAATAGTCTTTGTTTTAGTAAAACTTTCTACTATTATTAAGCTCTTCATATTTTATTTTTATAAGATAATTATATAATCATTTTTTACTTAATAGTGTTTATTTATTGTTTTCGCATCCACCAATGATAAGAAATATAATCATTATCACTATTAGTATCCAGAATATCCGTATTAATCCATTTTAGTTTTCTTATTTTTACATTATCTGCATGATATTTAAAAATATAATTAAAATATATTTCATATTCTGATGCTCCCGAATTATAATTTAAATTTACAGATTTTAAAAAAACATTATAGAATAAATCGTTATGATTTGTTTCAACTATTTTAAATATTTCTTTTATATATTTGGTTTCAAATATCATATGATGACATATACCAGATTTATCTTGAAATACTTTTGTGAAATTAGAATCTAAACATTTCATATGATAGAAATATGGGAAATTATATTCAAAACCATAATTATATAAACATTTATCATTCTCTATAAATTTTACAGGTTTAATGAAAAAAGTATCAGAGTCTATTACTAAATATTTATCTAATATATCAGGTATTATAAATCCAGCATATAATTTAAATAGTTGTTGTAAATACCACCCATTTCTATTGGAAACACCATGAATATTATTAACATTTTTCATTGAAAATGGAAATATATTTTCATTTATAGTAATACATCCCTCAATACTTAAATTGGGATCATATGATATGATATATATATTTCTATAACCAATAATATTTCTTTTTGTATATTTAATTTGTTCATTAATAATATCTTTATCTTTTGCACCTAGACATATCACAATATCAAAGAGCTCTTTATTTTGCAAATTATCTTTTTTATTACTTACTTTATAATAAATAGCATCTTCTTGCCATCCAGACATACTTAATTTATCAATATATATATAATATTACAATCTTTATATAGACAATTTAAATATAATAAAAATAACTTTAATTATTATTTATTTAAGAAAGTAATGATAAGTAATAAGTATTACATAGAACCTGCAACTATGATACAATTTTTATTTCATAATAGGAATGAAAATATACGTGATAAACTAAAAGAATTATATATTAGATAAAAAGCATTATTCACAAAATAATAAAAATATATATATGTAGAAATGGGCGGAGGTGGAAGTAAACCTATTGAAAACGCTTTTTGTGAAGATGGAAAACCTATAATTAGTGACATAAAAAATATAGAATGTTTTTCTAATGAGAAAAAGAATGAATTAGTATATATATATATTATATTTATTATTTTATTTATTATTAGCATACACTTTTTGCATCGAAGGCGATAACATTATTTTTATTATCTCTAATAATACAATTAGAGTCAAATGTTATTAGACCATTATCAAAACCATTAAAACTTTTGAGATCATTAATTACCTTATCTGTTCCATAATAATCGTGTTTAATTACATCATTATCAGTAAATCCATGTCCAAGTGTGGCACACATAGTATTTCCAATTACAATAATATGTTTATTTTCTAAAACAAAGTTATACATATACTCACAATATACATCTTCTGAATCTATTAAAGTAATCGGAAATCTCCATTCGTCACACATAATAGGGTGATATGGGGTAATTGTTAATCCTTCGTTATACATTACCATATTAGATATATTATTGTTGCATTTAATTTTAATAACACACAATACTTTTGAATAATTATAATTAGTAAATACCATATCACCTTTAACAATTTCCTTACATTTCTTAATATTATTTGGATAAACGTGTACATCACTATTTTCATGAAAACAACCACCGCTTGCATTGTGAAAACTTTGTTTAAATTGTAAAACGCTATCAGTAGTAGGATTTTTAGTAATTCCATTACTTTTTGTTGATACATCACAATTTCTTACTTGATTAGATGGCTTAGGTGGTTCCATATTTGCATAAATTTCATCAATTTTATCAACTAATTCATTAAATAGCGTGCCACCATATACTGATACACTTTTATCCTTGAAATTATTACATCGTTGCTCTTTATGGGCAAACATAAGAGAATAAAGATAATTTTTACCCCATTTACCATAAATGGCATCAGTTGAAATAGCCATAATTACTTGATCTTTAAGATCATTTACAATAAGACTATCATTGTCATATTTGGTAATATAGTCATTAATATAAATTGAAGCTGTATTTTTATTGGGCATAGTATCTATGATTTTTTGCAATAATTCTACAAATTCAAGTCGCATTATAATATCAGTATTATCTTTATAATCTTCTTTAATTGCCTTAACAATAGTAATATTATTTGTATAAGAGTTATATTCTAATTCAATAGAATAATCAGGTTTATCATTTTCAAACTCAATAGCAAATTCTTTATTTTGCCCGTAATTAATTGTATTAAGTTTAACACAATTTGTATTGTTATATCCATAAATCTTTTTAATCTTTGTATCACCATTTGTTGTAATTTTTACATTAGTATTAGTACCACACGCTGTTTTTATATTAGCCATAGCATGAATAATAATAGTTCCAACAAATCCTGAATCAGGAATAAAGGAAAATGTTCCATTACCAGAATTGGCAATATCAGCAAGTACCTTGGTATCAAGTGAATATCCAAATCCAAATGTATAAATCGTAGGCTTAATTGTCATTGATTTTAAACTTCTATTTAAACTTTCTACTATACCTCTTGGTGGAAGCAAATGTTCACTTGGAATACCATCTGTCATAAACATCAATGATTTATTGCAAACATTATTATTTTCTATATTAGAAAATTGTTTGAGACCCATACTTAAACCTGCCCATACATTTGTACAACCTTCTGTTCTAAGATTACTTACCAAACTTTTCAAATATGTTTTATTTGAATTAGTAATATTAGTCATACCACAAACTACTTTTGCTGTATCTGAGAATGTAACAATTGAAATTTTATCATTGTTATTTAATGATTCAATAACAGTTTTAATAGCATGTTTTGTAATATCAAGAATTGTAAAACCAACATCTATTTGTCTTTTATCTTGTTCAACATAAGCAGCTGCATTCATTGAACCGGATACATCAATAACAATAACAAGCTCATTTGGTACTTCAACTTTCCCATTAATAGGATTAACAGAAACTGTTACAATATTATTATTCCTACTTGTTTTAAGTTCAATAGGATTTTCTTCAATAGTAAAATCTGCTTTAATTTCTTGTTCGTTTTGTGTATTAATACTTGCTGGGTTCAAGAATGCTTGAATAGCATCCCGTAGAGAACGATTAAGTTTCAAATCTGATACATGCAATGGAGAACGTGTGATAGGTGATGTGTTATTATTCATTAACCATTGTTTGATTGCCACTTCTTCATAAGAATTACCTTCATTATCTACATAAGGTTCACTCATTATATTGTGAGTTATAGGACAGATGAAATATTGAGGTACCTGAGTTGTAGACATTATTAATAGTAATTATTTACAATAATAATATAATCAATTTTTAATTTATCATATAAAAAAATGTTAATAAAAATAATATTATGTCTAATAAATTAATAATAATAATTGATGCAAGAGAACATAAACTATACGAAGATATAATTGCTCGTGATTTAGATACTTATAATGATAAAATAAAAATTATAAAAGAAAATATTGAATTGGGTGATATACATATTGTTTATAATGATATATTTTTTATATTTGAAAGAAAAACAACAGGGGATTTGCAATCTTCTATTCAAGATGGTAGATATAAAGAGCAGAAAACTCGTATGTTAGCTAATTATACACAAAAGCAAATATCATATATAATCGAAGGAGATGATGTGTTATCATCTAAAACATATAATAAATCGCGTATGTTACAAGGTGCATATTTACATACTATGTTTAGAGATAATATCAGAGTATTATATACTAAAAATACCAATGAAACAGCAACATTAATATTAACGATATCAACAAAGATTATTGATAATCCTCAATATTTTATTAATAATGGAGAACAAGATACTGACTATACAAGTTGCATAAAACTGAAAAAGAAAAAAATAGAAAATATTGATGAAAATACTTGTTACATTATGCAGTTATCGCAAATACCATATATTTCAAATGTTATCGCAAAAAATATAGCATCTACTTATCCCAATATGGTATCTTTAATAGATACTTTAAAAGATTGTGATAACAAAAATAAAGAATTATGTAAAATTGAAGGTGTTGGTAAGGAAAAGGCTAACTTTATTATTAAATATTTATTTAATGATAAATGAGAATGATTTGTGATTTAATATGATATCTGAGTATTTGCGAATTTTATTAACTAATTTTAATGCACCTAGGTTTTGTGTTTTAAATATATTTTCCATCATATTACTATCTTGTTTTTTAGTTAGTTCAATATAATTAATAAGTGCCTCATTGTAATCTTTTACAAATGCTTTGTTATTTAAAGCAATCATATATGTCTTTTCTTGATTAAGTTTCAGTATATCGCTAATTATTTTCATAGTTTCTGATTCTTTGTTTTTACAATCATCATTATGATAACTCCATATTTTAGTTTTATTATCAATAATAGATGCGTCAGCTACAATTTTACCAGATTTTTGATTTTTAGTTATTTTAATATCTACTTTGCAAACTCCATCTGGAATAGTAGTATCTACCTTTTTTGAATTGATTTTTTCGGGTTTTGTATCCACAACTACATTACTATCTGCATCTTGAATTTCTTTAACTTTTTTACTACGAGGTTTCTTAGGTTCAGATAAAATCTCAATATATTTATCAAACAATAATGCTTTTACCATTTGAAGTTTCAGATTATCGATACGATTACGCCTTTTGACTTCATCTTGATATATTGGTTTAATTTGTAGATTTTTATCTACTTCATTCCAATAATTATCATCCTTATCATATCCAGGCAATTCTTCTAAACAAAGCGCATATAATTGTAAAAGAGGCTTCATAATTTGATTTGTAATATAATGTAGATAATCCGGGATTAATTTATTTTCAACTATATACTCAGGATTTTCTATTTTATCACCTTGTAGTCCTGATGTGCTATTTGTTTTAATATATACATATGGTATTCTCTCATTTACAACAGGGCGATTGCCTGGATCGCGAGCACCAATTCTATCAGCGAGAACTTTATGTGCTATCTTAGAAGGATCCTTATAAGATGCTCGTAGATTTTTAGTAATTACTAAATCGCTTATTGGTGCTTTACCTTGAACAAGATCAGACAATTCTTCTTGAAGAAATTCAATTGATGCACGCAAATCTTGCTTTTTTAAGATTATATCAATAACACCACCATAAATTTTCTTTACTATTTGAGCATTATCACGGCGTTTCAATACAATACCCATAGATTTTTGCTTATATTTATTAACATCAAATTCATACAAATTACCGACGTATCTTTTTTTACTAAATAAGATAAACGGATAAAGTGATTTTTCATAATTTAGTTTTTGCGGTTTAGGCATAATCTTGGCTATTTCTTTTTCAACCTCTACACCAGTTTTAATTGCAAATTGTAGAGCATCTTTACCTTGAACTATATTACCTTCATTATCTTTTAATGGAAATTTACAGAAAATAGAATCTGTATCACCATAAATAACATCTGCATTATAGTTATCTTCCACAAATTTCTTTGCTAACATAATCATTTCTCTACCTGTTGCTGTTGTACATGCAGCAATATCTTTAAGATAGATTGATGATGTTCTAGCACCAATTTGACCATAAAGTGAATTTGCTGTAATTTTATAAGCTAATTGTAGAGCATCAAATACGTCTTGTTCAAATGTATTATATGTTTCTAATATTTCTGATACATCAGATTTATTGATAGTTACTTTTTCATTTGTATCAACATCCAATAATTCATATTTGTCATCTTTTTCTGTGCAAAGTCCAGAATATTTTTTTCCTTTTATATCAATAATACTTTGATATTCAATTTTTTTTCTAGTTGTTTTACGCTTTTTAAGAAGCATATCTAGAATATCTGCAATAATACCTTTTTTGCCATCTTTATATTGAACGAATGTGCACACTTTCTCACCAATCTTTTTTTTCTTATCCCCTTTACCTTCATACAAATCATATGAAACATCTTTATATTCGATATTGGGGTCATCTACGCGATATTTTTCATTTATTAAATAGCAATCGTGTGATAGATTTCTTGCAATCATAGATGACGGATATAGAGAACCATAATCAAATACTACTATTGGTTCATTTAGATAAATACCTTCTTTTGGATTTAATACAACAGCACCTTCATATCCATCTTCATCTTCAATTGCGTTTTCTCTAAATGACTTAATAACAGGAATTAAAGTATCGCGTTCCATACATTGCTTAGCAATCAATGAAAATATCTTAATACCTTGTCCTCTTCTAAATAAAAAGTTTAATGGAACTAAACATACATTACCCATGCCAATGTTATTTTCAATAATTTTTAACTTATGAATTAAACGATTAATAAGACAACAATCCTGAATACAATATTTAGCTATTTCGCATCTATCAGCACTATTTCCTTTAAACTTACTAAAAATTTCTTGTGGTTTCAAATCGTTCTTTTTATCTCCTAAAAATATTGATGCTACATTATCAAGTTTATAACTATCAAGCTTTTGGTCTCTCTGCATAACTTTAAGTAAATCAATTAAAACTATACCATCATAGTCAATATATTTTAGAATATTATCTCCCATTGCTGATGATGATAATTGTTGCTCAACAAGACTATTTTTGCGAGTAATTAATCTACCAAGACCGATACTAAAATCTTCTATAATATTTAGCTCTTTTGCTCTATCCCAAATATAAGGCATATCAAAACCAAATATATTGTATCCTGTAATAATATCACTATTAAGATTGTTCATTACATCTTTCCATTTGTTGAGTAATTCTTTTTCATTTTTACAAGAAATTACTTCACAATCTTCAATATCATCACATGTTTCTAGTGATACTATATTTTTGTATACTATTTTATCTGAGCCATACAAATGGACTGTTGTACCAATTTGAATAATTTTATCACCTTCAAGTGGAATTAATATATCATCTAAAATCTTGCATATCTTAGTTTCTTCGGCATTTATTTCTGCTAATGTCATATTATTATCTTCTTCATCTTCATCATCACAATTATCACTAACCGATGATGCTATTTTTTCAAGAATACTTACAATATCAGAAATAACAGGTTTCAATAATATTGGAATATTTTGAATATATTCATTTGTAATTTTACGTTTAGCATAAACTCTGTTAATTTTAAGATTAGTAGCTTCATCAATTACAATATCATCTAAATATATATTCTGAATCCAATTTACAATAAAATCTTTATCACATTCATATCCTGCTTTTGCAACCAAAGCAAGATCTTGTGCTACTTTGCTGTAAGTTTTCTTGGCTACTGGAAAATCACCATGACTACTAGTACATTCAATATCAAAAGATGTAATAAGTATTGGAGCAATTTTATTTTTTTCAATAGCAATTAAGTTTTTATAATTTGAAACAATATTATAATCACATCTACTTATATCATCATTAATTTCATATTTTTCAATCCGAATCCAACTACATGGCTTAATATCTTGAATATGAAGATATTTTAAGAAAGGGTCAATATTACTTTCATATTGTGTAAAACCTTTTTTTTCCAAAGTTTTAAAATAGTATTTTAATGTGTTATATAATTTCATTGATTTTACGCATACCTTCATAAAGCGAAATACTTTATTATTGGTAAAACCCCAGAAATCCTTTTTTCTAACAATAGTTAAATCCTTGAAATGACTTTCCATATTCTTTGGAATAATCTTTCTTTCATATTCGCGGTTCATATATCGCGACATATATTTTTGAGATAAAATATATTCCTTGAACTCAGCCACTTTATTTTCAAACGCCCCATCACTTAATTCTTCCCATGATTCAGGTGGTTTAATATAAAAGAATGGGGCAAATTTTTTTACATCAACACAAACGGTTGCACCATTTTCACATGTTCCATATATTAAAAGAGTATAAAGCTCATCATAATCCCTTTCTTTATTTTTATCATTTTCAGGAACATATATGTCAGTAATTTGAAATTCAACTACATCTTTTTTAGGTGTAATTGGTTCATAAGTTTTGCGTGGAAAATCCATTATAATTAATAGAATACTATTTCTTTTAAATAGTGAAAATCAATTTTTAATTTATTATAATAAATAGAGAATGGAAGTAGGAACAGAAGGTTTAGTTATACTATTTTCTATAATTATAGGTGGTTATTATATTATAAATATGTATAATGAAAAAGATTTAATACAAGTTACAAGTAGTGTAGATAATGAAAAATACACGGTGCAAATAAAAGATAACTCAAAAGAAGCAGCTGACTTAATTGCTAAAATAAAAAAACGTCTTATAACATTATTAGAACATATGGAAAAGACATTTGGTTCTGATGACAAACGTGTAGCAAATTTAAAAATGAATTTTAAACCAAATAGTCTAAAAGAAGGCGTTACAACACCTGGTTATACTAGCTATTCAATTAATAAAGGTGAACAAATTGTATTATGTTTGCGTAATGGTGATAAATTAGTTGATATTAATACTATGATGTTTGTTGTATTACATGAATTTGCTCATTTAGCATCTGTAAGTATCGGTCATACAAAAGAATTCTGGGATAATTTTAAATGGATATTAGAAGAAGCTATAAATATTGGTATATATGTTAAACAAGATTTTGATAAAAAAAGTGTAGAATATTGTGGAATGGATATTACTTCATCTCCATTAGATTAAAATATATAAGATTATATATACCTTAATTAGTAATTATATTTAATGAGTTTAATAAATGAATTTGAAATTTTTTTAATTGGAATATTAACTATGATGCCTGTAACTAAAAAATTATCAGAAATATTTGTAGAAAATATAGCTATAAAAAAAAAGTTATGTCAATATACAAGTTGGAATATTTTTATGATAGTAGTAAATTATATTAATAATAATTATTTTGATTATTACAATAAAATTATTGATAAATTTATAGCTTTTAATTCATTACAAATATTTATATTATTTCATAGTTTTATTATTTATGATAAAAGAATATTATTTGAAGAATTGGAAGGTATTAATCCTTTTTTGAGATATTTAAGCATATTTAATAATGTATCTAAAAGATCATTATTATCATGTGAATATTTTATATGTAATATTATATTACATATATTACCAGTATATTATTATAAAGATTGTTTAGTATATTATAATGACGCTACATTAAATATGTATGCTCATTTAATTATTTTTAAATTTGTATGGGTACTTAATATTATTGGTAATTTTAATGTAACGTCGTTATATGTTCCTAAACTTGATATATGTAATATAAAAGTAATTAATACTATTATATTAACTGATATAATTACTGATAAATTATTGACAGAGATTTCATATTAAATATATAAACAATATATATATAATAAAAATAAAATGATACCAAAAATTATACATCAAACATGGAAATCTGATACATTACCGCCTATTTTAAAATTATTATATGATGAAAATGTTAAATTATTAAAAAGTAAAGGGTATACATTTAAATTATGGTCTGATAAAAGTATTTTAGAATTTATAAATAATAATTATCCAAATTATTACAATATATATATGTTAGCGCGAACAGGTGTGCAACGTGGAGATATTAGTAGAATACTATTAATTAAACATTTTGGTGGAATTTATATTGATTTGGATGTTTTAGTAACAAGAGACTTTTCAGAATTAATTGATTTAACAAGTGATAAATTTTATATATCATATGAACCAATTGGTCAAACAAAATTATTATATAATGATGATAAGTATATTTGCAATGCATTTTTTGCAGCTAATAAGGACAATAAGTTTGTTGATAAATTACTTAGAGGAATATCAGATTGTATTTTGCAACATGGCGTGAATATTTTTGACAAGTTTGATATATTTGGTGGTAATTATATTAAAATGATGATGAAAAACTTTGCTAATAAAGAAGATTATATACATATAATTGATGATAGAGAATTAATTTATCCAATCAACGATTTAAAATTAGAAAATAATTCATTTACTAATAATGATTGGAATATGGTAAAAAAAGGAGAATATCCAATGAAACCTATTATGATACATTATTGGATACATGGTGATTTTGAATCAAAAAATATAATAAATTATTATGTACCAAATAAAAAATTAGATATACACCAAAATATGTATGAGTTTTTTACAAAACTTTATCCCAATATAGCAGCTAAATATTAACAATGATATAAAATTATAATATATTCTTTTATTAAATGTTAAAAAAAATTTTAATAACATTTTTATTACATGTGAATTTTATAAGATGTTATACAAATTCAATAGTAATACCAGACCATAATATAATTAGACGCACTATAATTTATGATACTAAGATGCCAACATTATATACAAAGTTTAATTTGAATGTTATTTATCTTGATAAAAATAAGTTTTTAACAGCTGAACATGTATATCCACAATCACTTTTAAATGAATATCAAAGTAAAGATATGCATAACATAATTAAAACATTAAATACACTTAATGTAAATCGTTCTAACTATAAATATTGCGATTATATTGACTTTAATGATAAAAATTGGAAACATTTGGAATATGATAATTATGTAAATCATAAACGTAAATTGTTTGTACCCAATAGTGAATCGCGTGGTTTTATATCCAGAGCAATATTGTATATGTGTAAGGAATATAATTTCAAATTTACAAATATTATTGAAAAACCTACATTAATTAAATGGTATTATACATATTGTCCAACATCAGAAGAGATATATCATAATGCTGTGGTTAGATATATTCAAAAAAATAATAATATATTTATATCAGCATATAATAAAAGAAATATGGCAATTAAAAAATATATTGAGAAATTATAAAATGACAACAAATTTATTTGATAGATTTGATGTATATTTATCATATTGGATATTTGCGTGGGCAATAATTTCTATATTTTTAAATATTACTTTTCCAATAATATCTTTACTAATAGTATTTTTAGCTCAATATATTTATACTAAAAATAATTTATGTAAAATAACAAATCATTATAATTACGTTATTTATGGAAATTTAACAATATTATTTATAAAATATTTATTATTAGTATACGCGCTAATTTATAAAACAGCGAAATATAATATATATAATGAGTTGGTATTATTAGTTTACATTTATATTATATTTAATATATATTATAGAATTATAGTTGGTAAGGTTTTTATACCAAAAATATTAAATAGTTCTAATAAAACATACGAAGTTGATGATGGCCCTTTTGTTACTATGTTTAAAAATCTATTAAGAAAAAATTGATTATAATTATTTATTTTATTATATTTAATGGAATCATTAAATACAAAACAACGCCTGGCTGTTGAAGCTGTATTAAATGGTAAAAATATTCTTATTACAGGTCCCGGAGGTACAGGAAAATCATTTACTATAAAATATATAACAAATTTACTAAATGAAAATAATAAATATTATGGTCTAACAGCAACAACTGGATCAGCATCTGTATTAATAGGTGGGCAAACAATTAATTCTTATTTAGGTATTGGTTTAGGTAATAGTAAAGTATCGGATATTATTAAAAATATAATTGCAAATAAAAAAATACGCGATAGAATTGTAAAATTAGATGTATTAATAATTGATGAAATATCCATGTTAGATAATATATTATTTGAAAAAATATCTGAAATATTATCAACAATACGTGGTCATCTTATAGATGAAAAATTAGCAAATAAACCATTCGGAGGTATTCAAATGATATTTGTTGGAGATTTTTGCCAATTAGCACCTGTAAAAGGGCTTTATTGTTTTCTTTCAAAAGTATGGGAAAAATCAGAAATTGATATTATTATTCTTGAAGAATTAGTTAGACAATCGGGGGATCAATTGTTTCAAAAAATTCTTAATATTGTTAGAAAAGGTAAGTGTACTGATAATATTATTACTGTTTTAGAAAAACTTAAAGATACCCAATTTTCAGATAATATAATACCTACTAAATTATATCCTACTAATATTGATGTTCATAAAATTAATAATATTCAATTACAACTATTAAAGGATAAGGGTTATCAATCACGTGTTTATAATGCAATATGTAGTAAAGGAAATGAAAAGACAGCTTTAAATTATAATATTGAACTAACAGAAAATGCACAAGTTATTATTACAAGAAATATAGATATTTCTAAAGGTCTTGTAAATGGTACAAGAGGTGTCATTAAACATTTAGGTAGTGAATTTGTAATAATCGAAGATGTAAATAATAATGTTCATACTATTAATTATTATAAAGATATTATGAATAAAAAAACATCATATATAATGCATATGCCTATTTGTATAAGTTATGCATTATCAATTCATAAATCACAAGGTATGACAATTGATGCTGTTGAACTTGATTTAGGTGCAAATATATTTGCTCATGGTCAAACATATACTGCTTTATCGCGAGCAAAAAATTTAAATTCTATTAAAATAATTAGTGTAGATAAAAACTCATTTAAAATTAATCCATATGTAAAAAAATTTTATACTACTATATTAGATAAATAATGGGAGAAAAAAGAACTTTCACAGTTGATTCTTCTAATGTTGAAGAAAAAGGCGGTAGATATACATCTAAAAATCCACTATCGGCAGCTAAAAAAGCTGCATCACAATTATTTAAAAAAGCTGCTAAAACAAAGCATAAAACTAAAAAACAATTAAAATTTGATTTACGCGAAACTACAAATGGTACAGATAAAAAAATAATGAAATATGTAGCTAAACGCGTTAAATTAGCGCAACCCAAAGTTGTTGAAATAATGGGTTCAAAAATAACATATAACTATAAAATAGTAGTAAGAGCTGCATGCATTTAATATTCATCTGATATATAGTCGGATTCATATTCAGAATAGTAATAATCGTAATCGTCGCTATCTGTTGATAAATAGATATCTTCATCGGTATCTTCATAATATTCTTCTTCATATTCTTCACTTTCGTCATCGTTATTTTTCTGTGATAGTTCATTGAAATATTTATATTTTTTATTAATACTATCATAATGATGATAGATATCTTCTGTTTCTTTTTCAAATAATTCATTTTCGGCATCTTGACGCTTTTCTCTGGCAACTTCTGTAAAGAAACATTTAGGTGGGTCAAGTGTTTTATTGAAATGATCAACTATATTTGTTTTATAATACTTAACCATATCATCTTTATTATATTTTGCATTTTTGTAAAATTCATAATTATTTATAATAGATTCCATTCTCATATCTTTGATATATTCATTAGAATGTTTTTTTGTTACCATGAATGTTGAGTAAGAATCAAGCAATGTCTTAATTGCATCTAAGTCGTCATCCTGACATTCATATGAATTATTCATTTTTGTGACAAAATCAGAGAATTCATGGTAGTTAATTGCATCGTTAGTCATAGTCATCTTAGCTAATAATAAGTATTATTATATAATAGTACCTATCAATTTTTATTATCTTATTGAAAAATAGGTATTCGTCATTTTTATGAAGAATAACTGGGATATCTTAAATACTGATTGTAAAAATTATATAATAGAATGGAAAAATAAATTGAACTATTTTCATACAGGTTTTTACTATTTTAATGATTTAATATTTGGAAAAATATATATATTCATAGTTGAAATTACTATGTCTCATGTAATAATTCTAGATTTAAATATATTTAAAACAAGGAAAAGAAAAAAAATGTATGATTATACTGGTGATCAGTTTATTAGATTTAGTCAAGAGAACCATAAAATCGTCATATATCCTCATTATTTAAGATTACTTCAATATTTTTAACCAATTTATTTACAATTTCCGTAATTTTATCCATTTCAACATTTGTTGAATGTTTATATTCAATTAACAACGTCTTGATATTATCAAGAACTTCATTTTTAATTATCAATGAAACTCTGTTTGATATTTTATATTCTTTAATATTTATTTCACTTATATTATCTATATCATTTGTGCATGGAAATACGTATTGTGGATATTTGTCTATTTTAGAACTTATTATATAAATATTGCTTTTTTTTGTTTTATAAAATGTGTCTAATTTCTTAGTTTTGGAAGTTACATATTGGTTATCATTTGATAATTCATATGTATAAACCTTATCTTTCATATAATACATTTTATAATTTTCTTCTTTTGTTTTTTTATACAATTTATCTATTTTGTTTTCAATATCACGAGACATCATTACATTTATTACATTATTATCAAGTTTTTTATTTACAAAATATAATTCAACTATATTAACATTATCGTTTACTAATTCTTTAATATTTATATTATTCATTAATGATAATAATCTTATTAATGATTATATCATTTTTTATTTAATATATATAAAAAAATGATAGGTTCTAATATTATTTACAAATTATATTATGGCCTCGGAAGAATATAAATTATATAATCTTGAAGAAGAAATTAAAAAATATACAGAATTAAATAATAATATTGTAGCTAATCAAGATAGTAGCAATAACTTTAATAAAAATAAGGTACGTGATGATTTTATAGATATATTGAGGAAAAAATTGAAAATTCCAGAATTACAAGCAAAAGATTTAGAAATAGGTGTTTTTAATGCTACTATTGATTATGCTAATAACTATGGCATACAATTATCTTGGAAAAATCAAAATTTATTAGATATATACATCAATATATCAAGAAGTATATATTCTAATATTAAAAAAGATAGCTATATTGGTAATAAAAGCTTAAAAAAACGTATGTTAATAAATAAGGAATTTCACCCACATATGTTACCATATATGCAATATCACGATGTTTTTCCAGAAAGATGGAAAGAAATTGTTGATAAAAATCAACGTAGATTTAAAGCTGCTTATGAAATTAAGCTTGTTGCCATGTCTGATATGATTACTTGTTCACGATGCAAAAGTAAGAAAGTCAGTTATTATGAATTGCAAACGCGTTCTGGCGATGAAGCTTCAACACTATTTATGAATTGTTTAATATGTGGTAAAAAATGGAAACAATAGCTTTAATTTTCTATAATTCTAAATTCAAAATATTCAAATATTATATAATATGCTATTCCATATATTAAATTAGTTTCATCGTGTTCTACTAAATTCATAATTTCTTCATAATATTTTTTGTTTAAAATATAATATTGAATTGCTTTTTGTATTCCATAATTATATACTATTTCTTCCATATCTTTTTTATCGTATAAAGGTAGTTTCAAATGGTTAAAAACATATGTTTTTAAACTATTTAATAACCATAATTTATCATTTGAATATATATATTTAACTTTTTCGTATATTGTATTAACAATATTATTATCTGTTTTTTTTAGAATAATTTTGTATTTATAATCACCCATTTCTTATAATATTTTATGATATTCTTATATATCAATATATATATATTGGGGGTCTTTTATAGTTTCCTTTACTATAAATTCATTATATATATCTTCTTTTATTTCTACCAGTGTTTCCCATGTGTGATGTCCATAAACAATTGCTGAACCTTTCATAGTTGTATAAGTATTTATTTACTTTGTCTAAATCAATTTTTTCATATAATAGCCCATTTGAATGATATATAAAAATAAATTGATAATTATATTATAAATGTATGCTTCATCCGTTGTGATATTTTATATGCTTTTGTTTTATTTATGTGATATTTTTGTAAAATAATTCTGGTTTATCTGTAATTATACCTTTTATATTTATTTTTTTTGTATTATTATAATCTTTTTTTGTGTTAATTGTAAAACAATATGTGGGTATTTTATCACTACATAATTTAATATCAATTAAATCATTACTATCATAATTTACTGATATACCATTACATTTATATTTTTGCACAGTTTCATACCAATCGTCGGGTATTTCATCAACAATATATATATAATTTTTATTTGGATATAATAAATTAAGATATTCTAATATTTTTTTAGAATAAGAACATGTAAAAATAATAATATTATTAATTTTTTTTATTATTTCTACTACATTATTTACTAGCTGATATTCATTTTCATTATATGTTTTTAATTCCAACATTATATTAATTTTTAATTCATTACATTTTTCAATAAAATCACGTAATAGTGCTATTTTATTATTTGTATTTTTTAATTTAATATTTTTTAATTCATTATAATTATAATTATTTATATTACCTTTTATATTTGTTAAACGATCAAGAGTTTCATCATGAAACATTATAGGAACTTTATCTTTTGTAAGCATAACATCAGCCTCAATCCAATTATGATTTAATGCTTTTACAGCATATATAGATGATATTGTATTTTCAACAGCATATGTAATTGCACCACGATGTCCAATAATACTATGCATATAGTAAGAATAATTATCTATATATATCAATTTTTATATATTACACATATATATACCGGATAATAGCATAATTATTTTAGAAATATTTATTGTACTTTTTTTTATAATTTTATTTTTTTTTATAGCGTATAAATTTATTAATATTAAAGGAAGTTGTATAAATATAAATGATATAGATAATCCATATGGAATCATTGTGCCTAATAAAAGAAATCCCAAACCAATAATATTCGCTTTTTTATATCCATATAAAACCGGAATAGTATTAATATTATTTTTTTTATCACCATTTATATCAATAATATCTAGCATTATTTCTTGCCACATTATAAAATTAAATAGATATATTATTGCAGGAATAACATATTGATAATTGCCACCAACTATAAGGGCACCAGTTAATGGAGCTTGTGTTATAATTAATGCAACTATTACATTTTTTATTAATGGAATACTTTTAAAAACAGGTGTATATAAATATGTGATTATTATTGTATTTGATATAATATCTCTTACCATATTATTAGCTATTAAAGAACATAAATAATAACTTGTTATTGCTAAGTATGTAGAAAAATATAGAACTTCTTCTGTTGTCAATTCATTATTATTAAGTACTTTATATTTTTTTTCGGTATCAGTTCCAAGATTATAATCATAATAATCATTTATTACCATTGAATTGCTGGCAACTATTGCACTTATTATACCCATTAATAATGCATATGGATTTATAATTACTGATAAGCTTTTTGTTGCTAAATAACTACCAAATAATGGCATTGCGAACTCATAAGGAAGTCCTTCGGGTCTCGTTAATTTTAAATAACTTTTTAATTTATTAGATTTATAAAAATTATTAATATGTTTGGGTTGTATTTTCATATTAATACTTTTGTTAATTTTCATGGATAGCATATTAGTATTTTTAAAAGCATATACTGGAATACATAATAATAATAAAGTTAATAATTTGATTTTCATTATTAGAGTTATTTATATGAATAAATTTTATATAAAAAAATAAAAAATTGATTAATATACTTTGGATAAATAATTATCATTCAAACGATGTTCTCTACCAACGCTACCCAGATCCCCGTCGAATACACCACTGGTGATTACAATGTAAATTTCAATCTCAACTTTGGCGAAGGAAAGGATTCTGAGATTTACAAAAACGAAAATGAGAGAAAGAGGTTTACTGACAACTATACTATTGAAGTATATGAGTCGGGAGAGGGAGATAATTATACCAAAGGTTATCGTGTTGTGACAAACGAAGGTCCGCTAGTTATCAAATTGGGTAACATCTCTATCGTTGGTAAGGATGATTACAATTATGATTATGCGGTAGGCTTTGCGCTTGATAATAATATGCCGGAATATAGCACAGAACGTTCTACTATTCCTTATAATATTGAAAGGGATGGTACTCTCTGGACTATTCCTGCCAATGATGGCAATAGCTACAACTTCGATCAAAATCCCAATGGCAGATATCAGTGGGTGGCGAAGCGTGCTATGGATATCGGCTATGAACCTACCGAAGAAGAACTAGAACTTGGTATGGAAAAAACAAGTGAAGGAACTGGACTTATCTATCTCACCTTTATGGTATTTAAAAAACCAAAACATGTTGAAGTCACACGTGGTGCTACTCGTGGTGCTACCCGTGGCGCTACTCGTGGTGCTACCCGTGGTGCTACCCGTGGTGGCATGCGTGGTGGAGAACAGATGGAAAGTGATGCAGCCAGATTTGGATATGGCAATGAAGCTAGCACATCATCAGTAAAAAGTGACTTTGAATATGCCGAAAATACTGAGCGCTATGTATTGCCTATCAGATTGCGTATTAATAAAAAGTCTGCTACAAGCGAGATTAACTGCTCTCAGCATTTGAAAGGTGCAAACGTAAACACCTTGCGTCGCCAGACAATGACTGTGCCGTTTTAAATTAAAAAATTGATATATGTTATATAAGTATATATTTTTATAATTATATTAAGTAGAATATGATGACTTCTCCACAAACTATTAAGAATACTATCAAAATTACTCATGATTTATCCAGCATTATTATGAGAAATCGTGCTATATTGATGGTTAAAATGCTAAAAGAAGAAAAAGAAAAAGAAAAAATTAAAAATTATAAAAAAAGAGTAATGAATAATAAATTTTGTATTGGGTTTTGTGAAAATCCTTTAAATTGTTCTTGTTTTATTAACAATTCAATTTAGATTAGAATCTTCTTATGAACTGTTTCAATCGCTCCCTCTACCCATGCTTGCCTATCACAATATGTTTCTCCCAAAATATAAATGTCTTTTTTTGTAAATAAACCATCAATCGTTTTTTGTATTTTTTTGGAATTAATCCCTACTTTCCACATATGATCTCCTGAACTCCAATAATGCATTGTTATCCAATCAGGCTCTTTTATTTTTTTATCAGGAAACATTTCGTCTAACAATTTCTTGATATGTTTTTTAACAGATTTATCATCTTTGAATGTATTCCAAAAGTCGGCATTATAACTATCACTATAACTTATTTGTATTAATCCCGAATTGTAATCTATTGGTATTATAAATTGCAATTTGTTATCTGTTAATGTTTTTGGTATATCTTTAAACCAGACATCTTTAAATTGTGCATATATTCTTAATAGTTTGCCATCATTTACACTATTAAGCACGTTTTCATATTTTTTGAAATAAGGTATATTTAGGTAATCTCCGCGCGTTAATGTTAAATATAGCTTAGTATATTTATGTTTTTTATTATTTATAGTATATGTTTTATTTGTATCATTAATATCAGTCAATGATGTATTAAATTCTATTTTAACATTACGTGATTTTAAATATTCATAGAGAACATCACATAATATTTGAATACCATCTTTTAATACAAAGAACTCGTTGTTTTTAACATCAAAATCTTTACGTAATGTTAATATAGCATTATGAGCATTCATATCAAACATTTCGCCAATATATCCCAATGATTTGTTGAGCACTTCTACTTCATTTGTTGGCAAAAATAGCGAAAAGTAGTTATGTAGATTATAATCGTGTTTATTAACTTTTACATTTTTATTTATTGCATAATCCCATAATTTATCTAGGCTACTATAACTTGATTTATAATAAGCTAGTAGCTCTTTTTCTGTCATCATTTTGCCATTGATATAATATCCTTTATCTTTACTAATATCTATAATTTGGTTTAGTATATTAAAATCTTTAATAAGTTTCATAACATATTTGTGCTTTTTCCCCAATCTTCCTGCTCCAACAGAATAATTGAAGCCCTTATTGCTATATGTATAAATGCGACCTCCTATACGATTATTTTTTTCATATATTACTATATCATCTGGATTAACATTCTTAATGGTTATTAATTTATAAGCTAAATATAATCCTGTTATTCCTGCTCCTATAATGACATGTTTCATAGCTTCTAAAAAATGAGTACATAATTCTTAAAAAGAATAGAAATTATAAAAGTTTATAAAATCATTAGAAAAATAAAATTATGTACTCATTTTATATAAATTACTCATATCCTCTTTTTTAAGACCTCGCGAGTAATTAATAAATGATATTCCTATGAATATTAATATAAATCCAGATATTTCTAATGTCGTTAATGATTCACTTAATATAAAATATCCTAGAATTAATGTAACAATCGGATATAGAGATGTTAATAATGTAGCGATTGCTACATTTTTATCATTACTAATTGTATATAAATATCCATAATTAGCCATTAGTAGCATTGATGTTGCAAATATGATAACTAAAATTATATACTTATTATTCATAATTGTTGTACAATCTTGAATAAAATTAGTATCACGATTTAAAACAATACCTAGTAATATAAAAAAATGTATAATGGAAACAAATAACATAAGTGTGAGAATATCAATGTATTGTAATATATATTTATCAAATAATGGTGCAATTCCCCAAATTAAATTTACAATAAAGTAATATACATATAACATCTTTCTAATTATATAAAATGTATTATTAAAATATAGTTTATGTTATTTAAATTTATTGGCGGTACTAATTATATTGCTGTTTCTAAATTTATAGATAAATTATATAATAAATCTATAATACCTATTATTGATTATGCAAAGGAAGGTGCTAAAACACCTGCTGATGTTATTAGTTATAACAAAGAATCTAGTTCTTTAATAAATGAAATTAATAATAACCACAAAAATAATGATATTGGATATGCTATTAAACTTTCATCTTTTTCGGTACATAATCCAGAAGAAAATATTGATAAATTTATAAAAAGAGTTATAAATACCAAACATAAAAATAAATATATATACTTTGATGCTGAATATACTCATCTCTATGATGAAGAAAGTAAAATGTTTAATAAGTTTATTGAAAAATATAAAGATATAGATAATTTATATTTATTTAAAACATATCAAATGTATAAAAAACGAAGCTTATATTATATTAAAAGTGATTTAGATACATATGATAAAATTGGATTTAAATTGGTTAGAGGAGCATATTATAATAAAAATGATATTGAATTATTTAAACATAAAAAAGATACAGATATAAATTATAATAAAGCAATTGAATATTTAATTACGAGCAATACCAATAATAAAATTTGCATAGCTACACATAATAAAGAATCAATAGAATATGCTTTATCATTTAAACCCGGCTATAATGTATCTTATGCTCAATTATTGGGTATGGGAGATAATTCAACAGAATATTTATTAAACAATAATAAAACAGTATTTAAATATGTTCCCTATGGAAATGTTTTTGATATTTATCCATATTTGCTAAGAAGACTTTATGAAAATATTAATATTATTAAATATATGTAATATATAAAAATTGATAATATTTTTTAATATAATAAAATAGATAAATTATGTTTAATCATTATAGATATTTTCCTTTTAAATTATATATTGCCCCTATTCCAATTATTTATCCAAATAATAATTATTATAAATATAATAATAGATATAAATATTATGACTTTTCATGCTATAAACTAATTAAAGATTTTTGTTATTATTAATTATATAAATAATTAATATTATTAAATAATTAATAATGTATTTTGAGAATGAAGCTGGCTATCTAAATCTTTTAAAAGAAACTCTAAAAGAAGGTGAAATAAAAAATACAAGAAATGGTGTAGTATTTTCTAAATTTGGATGTATGATTAAATTTAATGATATTGATAATTTTCCATTATTAACAACTAAGAAAATGTTTTTTAGAGGTATTGTTGAAGAACTCTTATGGTTTTTAAGAGGTTCTACTGATGCAAATGAATTAATTGCTAAGAAAATTAATATATGGACTGGTAATTCTACACGTAAATATCTTGATAGTGTTGGATTAACAGAATATAAAGAAGGCGAACTGGGACCAGTTTATGGATGGCAATGGCGTAAATTTGGCGAAGATTATAATAACCCTAATGCAAAAGGTAAAGATCAAATTAGATATTTATTGGAAGAATTAATAAAACCAAATAATAGCAGACGTGCAGTATTATCTGGATGGAATCCTGTTGATCTCAATAAAATGGCTTTACCACCTTGTCATATTCTTTATATTTTTAATAAAACAAGTAAAGGACTTTCATGTCACATGACGCTACGTAGTTCTGATCTATTTCTAGGATTGCCATTTAATATTGCAAGTACTGCCCTGCTAACACAAATACTTGCTACTGTACTAAATATTAATATATCTGAAATATGTCTTTCTATTTGTGATGCTCATATATATAAAGAACATGTAAACCAAATTAATAAGCAAGTATTACTTGAACCTTATGATTTACCTAAACTAATTATTAAAAAGTTTCCTCCACCTGTTGATAGCAGCATAGATGAAAAAATAAATTGGATTGAATCGCTAAAATATGAAGATTTTGAATTAAAGGATTATTTATCACATTCAGCTTTACCAGCTATTATGAAATAGCTTGTGGATGCCATTTTTTAAACTTATCATTATAAGTACAAACAAATGCTATAACTGTCATTGCATTTTTATCTTTGAAAGCTGTTCGCAACATCTTGCTATCACGCAATGTTTGAACTAATGCAATACCAAGCATATTCTTGATATCTTCGCTTTCATATACATTATATATATCAGGTTCGTTTGTTTTTGTTAGATATAATACTTTATCATCTTTGCCAATATTAATATCGCTTTTTTTTTCTATTACTACTTCTTCTGTTTTTGTAACATTTTCAATAGTTTTAAATTCTGTAATATCCTTTGTTTTTCTAACAACTTCAATGATATTTGAATCATCAAAATTATATAATTTAGGTTTATACTTTAAATCATAAGGCCATATATATATACCACGACATGTATAATTAAGAGTTTTTGTTAATTCATGTATAGCCTCAATAGATTCTTTGTATAAATTATAATAAGTTTTAACTTTATAATTACATACATCAATAGTTTTATCAGGTGTATATTGTGTCGCTAGCAGATTATAAATAATATTTAATCTTTCTGGTAATGTTTTATTTTTTAAATGAATACCTTCATAACATACTATATCATTAATTAGAAATGTCCAAGTATCATCTTTACATTTAACCATTTCTCCATCAAGCAAAGTATTTTTAAATAAATTCTTATCAAATAATCCACGTCCAAATATAATACGAGGACGTTGATATCCAGGATGTATTTTCTTATCAATATAATACATTATTTCAATGTCATTATATAGTGTAAAATAAAGATAGTATCTATTACCATTTGATCTTAAATTGAGCATATGATTAGATAATATAAAATTAACATTATTGCTATCAAGATTATGATGATGCCTTTGTAAGATTTTAATATTATATTTATTATATAAATCGGATAATATCAAATCTTTATGGTCATTACTTTTAATATTGAAAGCAATTCTGTTTGAAAAACTAATAATACCTTGCATTAAAATAAATAGGATGAGAGTATTGTAATATAGTATCTATCATTTTTTTAAATAAAAACAATATAACGTTAATTTTGTTAATATATATGTATTAATGAATAATCTATATCACGAATGGTTTGCTAATCCAGATTATTGGTTCTCTAAAAATAAAATAATAGATAATTATTTATGCAGCAAATATTTAAAATATATTGAAAATACAACACAAATATATCAATACAAAGAGATTTATAGCAAGGAGACATTGATTTCTAGTGTTATTTTATTAGACCAAATACCAAGACATTATAAAAGATTAGGATATGAAATTGATGTAGATGAATATTCTGAGAAAGCTGCTAAATTTTCTAACTATATATTATCAATATATAATACTAAAATATTGACATACGATGAATTATGTTTTGTTTATTTACCATATAGACATTTAAAAATAATTGAGAAAATATATGAAATTATCAATATATTTATTAATTTGTACAACAAGGCTGATGATAAAAACAAAGCAAAATGTAAAAGATATATTTATGCAACATTAAATAATATTTATAAAGATATTAATAATAAATCATTGAATTGCTATTTACAGCCTAAGTCATGGAATTCATTAAATAAAGACATATTTGACAAGCAATCATTGAATACATGCAATACAGAGTACAATATTCAAGAAAACATACTATATAATACTATATATCAAGAATATATCAAGCTTAATACGAGATCCAAAATAGTAGTTTCTTTGTCTGGTGGCGTTGATAGTATTGTTGCTCTATATATCCTTAGTAAAATTACTGATAATCTTGTTGCTGTTCATATTAATTATAATAATCGCAAGGAATCACAAGATGAATTAGATTTTGTTAATTACTATTGTGATTATTTAGGTGTCAAGCTTGTATATAGAACTATTAAAGAAATAAAAAGAGAAGATTGTCTCGATAATGGATTGCGTGATATGTATGAAGAAATAACAAAAAAAATAAGATATGATATGTATAATTTACAAAAAGAAGGTGATGATATCTATGTATTACTTGGACATAATAAGGATGATTGTTTTGAAAATATAATTACTAATATAACAAATAAAAGCTGTTATGATAATCTATGTGGAATGGAGACATTGAAAATTATTGACGATATTAATTTTTGGCGCCCAATGTTAAACATCAAGAAAAAGGATATTATTAACTTTGCTAACGCAAATAATATTCCATATTTATTTGATAGTACTCCCAAATGGTCGGTTCGTGGAAAAATTAGAGATAATCTGCGTCCCGTAATATGTAGTCTTAAAAATAATAGTGATATTATAGATGAAAGCCAATTAGATGCGTTTTTTAGTTTAACAGAACATATTAAAGAAACAAATAATATAATTAATAATGTAATTATTAGTAATTTAGTTAATAAAATAAAAAGTGAAAATAATAAATTAGCTGGTATATTTTGTATTAATGATTTATATACATTATGTTATAAGAGCATCATAAAGACATTTTTAGGAAAATTAAACATTAAAATAAGTAATAAGACACTAGGAGATTTAGTAGATTATATTAATAGATTTATACTAAAAAGCAAAGAAAATTACTTTATATTAAATAAATCAAACAAGATAATAATTAAAAATACGTGTGATAATTCATATAAAAAATTAATTATAATTTAGATAAGCATGAGTAGAATAATATCCGGATATGCTTATAATATAGTTAAGAGAATTATGCCTAAAATATCTGCAACTGAAAAAGCTGCTTTAAACTCGGGTTCAGTATCTATTGATGGTGATATATTTAAAGGTAACTTAGAACTTAATAAAATAGTTGATAAATATAATATTAGCTTAAAAGATGAAGAAGTAAATTTTTTAAATAATGAAACAAATACTTTATGCGAAATGATAGATAATAATTATGTAGAAAAAAATCAAGATTTATCAAATGAAATTTGGAATTATATTAAGAAAAACAAGTTTATGGGATTAGTTATTCCCAAAAAATATAATGGTATGGAGTTTAGTGCTCATGCACATTCTTTGATAGTTGAAAAGATAGCAAGTAGAAACATAGCCGGTGCTGTAAGTGTCATGGTACCTAATTCATTGGGACCAGGTGAACTATTATACCATTATGGAACAGAAGAGCAAAAAAATAATTATTTGCCTAAATTGGCTGATGGTAGCTATGTACCTTGTTTTGGATTAACAACAGAAAACTCAGGTTCCGATGCTGCTTCTATGTATGACGAAGGTTATGTTGTAAAACGCGATGGTGTATTAGGTATTTGCATTACTTTTTCTAAAAGATATATTACATTAGCACCAGTTGCCGGATTAATTGGTTTGGCATTTAAAGTAGTTGATCCAAACAAATTACTTGTAAATGGTAAAGAAGGAATTACCTTGGCTTTAATTGAAAAAGATAAATATCCAGAAATAGAAATTGGAAATAGGCATAATCCTTTAAATATAGGTTTTATGAATGGTACAATAAGAGGTAATAATGTATTTATTCCAATGTCGTGTGTAATTGGAGGCGAGAAAAATTGTGGTATTGGTTGGAATATGTTAATGGAATCCCTTGGTGAAGGTAGAGGAATATCATTACCAGCAATGTCAGTAGCAACTGCGAAGCTTTGTTCATTAGGTGTTGGTGGCTATGCTCGCATTAGAAAACAATTTAATATTCCTATTGCTGAGATGGAAGGTGTAAAAGAAAAATTAGCAGTTATAGCTGGTAATAATTACAAATTAATTGCAGCTCAAAATCTATTTAATGCAATAGTTATGAATGGCGAAAAACCACCTGTATTATCTGCTATAATGAAATACAAATGCACTGAATATGGACGTATATCTGTAAATCATGGTATGGATATTCTAGGTGGCGCTGGTATATGCAAAGGACCTATGAATTTTCTAGCATCTAATTATGTTGCCACACCAGTAGCAATAACTGTTGAAGGTTCAAATATATTAACGCGTTCATTGATAGTATTCGGACAAGGATTAAATCGTTCACATCCATATCTCCTAGATACTATAACAAGTATTGAAACAAATAATAAAGATAATTTTCATAAAAATTTTATTAACATAATAAAACATACATTCACAAATCTTGGTAATTCACTTTATTATGGAATATATCTAAGATTTCATAGAAAAAATAATATAGCAGATTATCATGAATTACAATTAAAACGTCATGTTGCCAATTTTGCTTTTTCTGCAAATATTGCATTATTAATGGGTGGTAAAATTAAGACAGCTGAATATATATCAGGAAGATATGCTGATATATTATCTGACATTTATATGTCATATGCTTGTTTATGGTATTACAAAAAACATAAAGATATTCAAGATATTGATAAGCTACTAGATTATTCTATTAATGATTATTCATATAATATCCAAAAAAATATATACGGCATTGCTGAGAATATACCATTACCCTTGCTTGGATATCTAATAAAAATAGTGACATATCCATTAGGTAGAAATTATAAAGGTAATAAAGATAAAACTATTACTGATGTTTCTAATATTATTACTAAACCAAATAAATTACGAGATTTATTAACAGAAAATGTATTTATATCTAGTTATGTTGAAGATAGAATACATCAAATTGATAAAGGTGTTGAAATATGCTATGAAAGCGATAAACTAAAAAAACAATTAAAAACGGACAGCAATAACGTTTTAATAATGAAGGCTAATAAATTGAGAAAAAAAATTATAAAGGTAAACGAATTTACAAAAAAATTCCATTAAAAAATCTATAAAGTAGTATTATTATCCTTGCAAGTTTCATTCCATTTTCTATATGTGGATAGAAAAGGCAAGTAATATTTAATAACAGTATAATTTATAATATTATTTGGTTTCAATCTATTATTTTTAAGCTCATTTAATTTATAATTTGTTATTGAGTTATTTAGTGGTTCTAAATTGGTAGTTTTTTTTATTATAGAATTCTTAATGTTATATTTAGGCTTTAAAATTATACTATTAAACTGAGAAAAAGCACTAGTCAATGATAATAACGCAAATATTATATAATATTTAAACATTTACTATTTTATAGTAAATATTCTTTAAATAAATGACATATGAAATTTATAATAATGAAAGTGATTTACCTGACAATGTTATAGCAATTGACGGAATTGTATATTCACTTGATGGGTGGAAGCATCCTGGTGGGGAACAAATTAAGATGTTTGGGGGCAATGATGTATCCGTTCAATATAGAATGATACATCCCAATCATAGCAATAATATAGTGAATGTAGCACCAATAGTAGGTAAACTAATTAATTATGATAAAGAATATACTTTTGGTTCTGACTTTGAAAAAGAATTAAAACTGGAAGTTAATAAAATTGTACCACCTAATAAAATATATGCCACCCCTGGTTTCAAAATAAGAGCTGCTATATACTGCTTTAATTATATAGCTTTAATGTATTATTATGTAGTATATGGGGGTAGCTTTCTAGTATGTACATTACTTGGAATAGCAGAAGCACTTATTGGATTAAATGTACAACATGATGCAAATCATGGTGCTATATCAAAGATGCCTTTTTGGAATGATATGTTGGGTCATGGCGCAGATTTGATTGGTGGCAATAAGTATTTATGGCTACAACAGCATTGGACACATCATGCTTTTACAAATGATAATAAAAGAGATCCTGACACAAAAAGTATGGAACCATATTTTATTTTCCATAATTATAATTATG